CTGTTTCTGTCCCTGCGACCTGCGACGATTCACGGCATCGACTGAAACTTTGATACAAATTTCGCAAGTTTTCTTACCTAATTCAGGAATTTCTCTACCGCATACTGCGCATAACCCTAAAGATATGTATCTCTCTCGATCATTTTTACTAGGAATTTCCTAAGCATAACATACGTCAACTACCGCCAAACTGTGCAGGCTCTGCATCACCAAACACAGGTTCAGCGCGATGCAACTTTCCATCCCAATATACCGCAAGTACGCCACCCGGTTTCACCATATCGGTATCTTCAGGTTCGCCGCGTGCCTCTTCGTCGGTGAAGTTCTGTAGCGCGGCCACATTCGAGGTGTGGCAAACGTACAGCGTCAGCGGCTGGTCGTCCTTGCCTAGCGATGCGGCGAAGAATGCGAACTGGCGATCCTCGAATGCGTTCAGGCTTTCGCCGTCTGGTATGCAAACGTCACGCGACGCCACGAACAGCTTTAGAGCAGGCTGGTTGTCTTTCTTACTGCGGCCGGAGAACACGCCAAGACGCCAGGGAAACAGGCCGCGATGCTGGTTTACGTGCAGCTTGTGAGGCTTTGCCGCAATGTCTGCCGTGACGAATGCCCGTAGCAACGGCGAGCACATCACGCGCTTGATCGGGAACTTTGACAGGAACCGCGCAGCCTCTTCAGCCTGACTAATGCCGCCATCCGACAGAGGAATATCCAGCCATGAACGATAGCATCCGGTTTCGTTCAAAATAGTGTCGCCATGACGAAGAATAAGTGCTACAAGCTTCTCTTTCATCCAAGCGTACCCGTCTCGTCAACCGCCAGACGCAGCTTCTCGTGCCAGTCCTCATGCAGCCTGCAATGCTCAGGCGATACCCACGCACCACACACGGCGCACACTATTACGCCTACGCCAGGGGATATGAATCTTGCGTCCACCCATTTTCCTTTCATATTCCATACCACTCGAAAAGGTTATGTCTGTGCTGTTGTTCGACTGGCGTGCGTAACGGAGTGCCGATGTTTACCAGCTTTACTTTCTGCCCTATGGCGTGGCCAAATCCCCATGCGAACTCAAGAAAACGAGGCGTTACTGACGTCCCGTTCATGTTGATCACGTTACTCTTTGCTGGTTCCATTATCATAGCCGCCTCGGTGCTTTGATTTTCTGCTCAATTTCGCTAACCGGCGTGTACACCCGCGTAGTCTGCTCAACCTCATGCGGTGCCTGCAACTCCTGCTGCGATGTCTGGATTCCAGCGGCCTGCAACAGCAGCTGCGCTTGCTGCTCGGGCGAAAGCTTGCCGGTAAGGTTGACCTTCGGTGGCGGTGCCTGTGCCTTCTGCAGCTTCTGCACCATCGCAGCGTGGCCATCGTAGTAAAGCGATATGTTCATCCACTTCTTTGCAGCCTTAGGGTCACGCGGCGCCAGGCGGCGCAGTGCTCTCCCATCCGACTCCTGCATCCATGCGAACACCGTTGCCTTGATGGTGGCGTGGTCTTCGTCGTCCTTCTGGCTCACTGGAACGTAGGGAAGGTACTGCGGTGTCTGCTGAAGCTGTTGGGTTAGATGCGCTATCTCCTGCTCAACGCCTTCGCCGGCCTGTATGTGCTGCTCGTGCGGCGGCTGTCCGGCGGCCAGCACCTGTGCGGCTCCCTGCTGCAATATCTGCTGCTCTGACTGGAGGTGCTGCAACTGCTGAGTCATCTGCACGAAGTCAGGGTTTTCCAGCGGCTCAGTCGATAATAGGGTTTCGATGTCCTCAAGGGCGCCGTCTTCCGCGTTTGCCTCGTCAACCGTAATGATGTCCTGCAGGTCTAGCGCGTTGATGATCTCCCGCGCATTTGATGGCGTCTGAATGGCCGCGGAAATCTGCGGGTTGGTTGATGACAACTCAAGGATGTGCAGCACCTTGGCCTCACGCTGCGAACCAGACTGCGGAATCTCGGTATGCGTCTCAGGGAAGAACTCGAATTGTCCCTTCATCAGCGATGGCTTGACCGATATGTCTCCCTCGCCTGGGATGGTGTCGCTAAGGTCTTCACTACCGTTGCGAGCGCAGCACTTAGCCGCCTGCTCTGCCGCCTTTGCGATCGTGAAGTTACCCTTGGCCCACACCGGACCGTACCGCTCAAGGCTCTGCTGAATGCGTAGCTGCTGGCCGCGCCATGTGTCTTCACTGCCCTCGGTGGTGCCGTTCAATGCGGGTACAGCCCCGTCAATCGCCTGAATGAGTGTTGTAGTGTAATACGTGAACATCTCAGACATGCCGGGGATTGGAACAGCCTGCGGAGTCTGCCCTACTACGTCCTGCATCGACTGGCCTTCGTCAAGAGCCACTTCGATAAACCTGCGCGGATCAGACTCAAGTTGATTGATAGCTTCGGCGTCGAATGCCTTGGACTCAAGTAAAGTGACGGCAATTGAGCCACGGATGTACTTATCCCAAAGATCGGCCCATATATTAACTCGCTTCTGAATTGGCAGATCGCCTGTGCCCAGAGCTCTCCGGCTCTGGCCAAAGCCTCTGGTGTACATCTGGAGGGCGAGGTGATCATCCATGGACTCTGACCAGCCGCAACAGAACTCAGTTCCTGAGTAGACACCGAATAACCCGTCAGGAAAGTTTGCGCGCAGGAAGTCTTTCTGGGTGTCGGTGATTGCGTCATCATCAAACATGCCCGGACGAAGCCAGAAGTATCCCATCGTGGTTTCGCGGATACCCATCGTTCCAGTGATGTAAGGGCCCGCCAAGCCGATGCGTGTGTTGATGCGTGCAATGCGTTCAAACTCAAGCTCACCACTTCCACCCCAACTAGGCTTGATCTTCTTTCCCATCCACGGATACGCTGCCCTTGCAATTGCGTAATCCATCTCCTCAAATACATAGGCGTAGCCGCAATCGCATAGCTTGTCGGCCATCATCGGCAACTTGGTCTCAAGGACACCGTGAACCGTACTCAGTTCTCTGCGGTTCGGAGCGCCGTTGGAATCAGTACCCCATCGCGCATCGGCCATTGTGCGCGTCCACACAAATGAGCGGCAGTCAGTCCATCCGATGTCGAACAAGTCGCCCTGCAAGTTTGGGTTCATCTTATCCCAGATGTAGGTGTACTTGTTAGCCTCATCGCTTGCTGCCACATCGGGAGGATTCTTCGAGCGCCGCGGTGCCGACTTCACTTTTATCTTTCCGCGATTCAACGCACCCGTTGCTATGTCGCCCTGCGCACTGAATATGTTCGTTGCGTATAGGTTGCGGTCGTCGGCCTCGGCAATGCCATTCTTGCCCGCACCGGCGTCCGCGCCGTACACTTGCCATCCGCCGGTTCCGCGTTCAGCCTTGAGATATTGGTGCTGGCGGTCGTAGTGGCGCATCTCCCACGTCTCCAGCACGTTGAAGCGGCGCGCTGCCTCATCTGCAATAGCGCACTTCTCAAACAGGCTCTTGAGTACGGGGATGATGGTCTGGTCGGTGAAGTCGGCAGGCTTCCACACCTTTGCGTCAGTGACGATGCATGGTGATAGTTCGCCAGGCTGGTATTCCTCTGCCTGTGGCGGGGCTACGTCGGTGGAGTCGGCGACTTGCAGGTCTTCAGGCATGGTTCACATAATAATAGCCCACAGATCGCTAAACCTGTGGGCTATATTTGAAATGCTGCAATTAGGTGGTTTGCGTGAAGGTGATCGCAGTCGGAGTCGCAACCACAACCGGAGGTGCGCCGATCGTCAGCACAATGGTGGCGCTGATCGAGGTGGGAGAGCTCGCAGGCGAAGGAACAATGCCAGACGCCGTGTACGTGATTGTCAGGGTCTCTCCAACCACAACCGTGGACGGCAGAGGGATCGTGACAATCAGTCCGGTTGCATCCACAGTCGGTGAAACCGTGGTGTCGCTTGAGGTAACAGCGAATGTAGTGCCAGCGGAGAACGCGGAACCGGCTGGGGACAGCGTGCCGGTGAATACGAGAGTATTGCCTGGATCGGAAGGAAGAAGGGCCATTTTATTTCTCCTGTTTGAATGTGATTGCGGTGGGCGTTGGGGTTGTGCGCTTGTAAATCTCCCTCAGTATAAAGGTCTGCTCCTTAGCCTGATGGAGAATTTCTTTCAGCAGCTTTGTTTGTTCGTTAATTTCATGCGATGGGTACTCGTGCGGATGGCTGCGCTTGTAATTTTCGATGTGCAGATCGTAGGCCGGGTTTGAGTCCCACTCTTTGGGGTATGGCATTGGAGGTTCTCCAGTAAGTAGGATGCAGATTAGCCCATCGAGGGAATCTGCATCGGCGCTGCCTTTGTTGCCATTGCACCACCGTCGCCACTAGGCTGTGACTGGTCTTCATCGCCCATAGCCTGTGCGACGTCGTCAGCGGTATAGCCCATCTGCTTCAGTTGATCCACACACTGCATTGCCTGTGGGTTGTCGGTTATCGGCTGTGGT